AATCCACACCGCCGCAAGTGTTTGTCCAACCCAAACGAACATTGTCAAAGCGACAATCATCGTCGACAAGATAAAAACAATACACGCGTGAAGAAGGCGTGTAAACGGGGAACGCTGTTTCTTTTCCAATTTGTATAGTGTAGTATTTTGCACCTGCTAAATAAACAGTAGCATTCGCGTCAAGGTTAGCGAAAAATGCTCCAATTACATTAACGATTGACGGGTTAATTTCCAAAGTTAAAAACTGCGTGTCAATCAAAACGTCGCTGTCGTCGTACGAAGAAAAAACCACTATGTCAAAGTCGTTGTCGGCAAGCAATGCCGTTGCTGAAGGTGTGTACATTACACCCCAGTCAGTTACTCGCGTTGGTATGTAGACATAGTCGCTCGACAACCCACGCGCCGCCGCTTCGCTCCATTTGTGAGTGTCGACATTTCTTTCGCTTAACAAGTATTTGTCAATGCCGTCGAGCGCGTAGCGTGTGTTTGGGTTTGGTTTGTATCCGTCGCTCACTTGGTATTCAGCGAGGAACGCGTACACGTCGTCAATTGATGCAGAACCCGTATTTGTTGCCGTGAACACCCCGTCAACGAGCCAACCTTCTTTTATCGTGCAAGAAATGAACGCGACGCTGGTGTTCTCCGCGTCCCCTGACGTTGTCAAAAGTGAAGCGTCGTGAAATAACGATTCGCGGAATATCGGAGCGAGGTCTAACATTCCTTTGTTTTGCGCGTTGGGTTGCACGTTGACTTGGAATGAACCGAAGTCAAACACGAAACGAAAGCCTGCGTTGGCTACGTTGTCAGATGAAGCGACAAGCATCAATCGTTGTCCGACTGGAGTGTATTCGTATGGTTGATCGTCTATTGTAATTGCCATTATTCTATTTTTTTATATGTCGTTTAATCCGTCTAAACTTGCTCCGAAATCTTTTCCAAATGCAGCTACAACTTTCGCTTCGTATTCGTCCCAAATGTTCTCCATTGCATAATCGAAAGCGTGCCACCCCTTGATTCCGTCGCGTCCTATCTTGCGAGCAATTAAGAAAGCTACTTGTCTTTTGAGTGCTTCCGTTGGTTTCTGAAATTTACCACTTTCCTTGTCGCGTAGTTTTATTGGTTTGATTCGCATCCAGTCAAGAATCGCGCTGACGGGTGGCGGTTTCGCTCCTGGTCTTCTTCCGTTCTCACGCGCTAAAAAATAGTTTGACGCTTTCCCCTTCGCAAAGACCGAAATGTTTATCGATTGTCCTTTGATTTGCAACCGATAGGCGAGCGACTTTTCTAGCGTTCCACTTGCCACCGCGTTCGTGAAGTTGCGTCCCACTTTTCGCTTCACGCGATAATCGGACTGCATCAATTCGACAAAGCGTTTAGCCATGTCGTTCACGACAGCGAAGAAGTTGGGTGCGCTCTGTTCGTTAGCCATTTGTTTCTTCGCTTTCCTCTTTTATCTTGTTGAAAAATTGAATCAATGGTAAGCCAAATTTCACAGGCATCTCTTGTATGAAAGCGTCTAACTGCTTTAAGTGTTCCTCTGTTAAGTTCATCTTAGAATGTTATTATTGTTACTCCGATAGCGTTTGCTACGCAAGTTTCTACCCACGAATTGTCTTCACCCCACGCTGCGAACTCTTCTTCAGTTAGCGTGTAGTTACCATTTGATAAAACCTTTGCAGCCACTTCCTCAGTAGCCTCAGATTTCAATTCATAATAGGTAGTGCAAGTTGTTGCGCTTGTTTCAAAGTTCAAGATTAGAACTGTCATTTCGGTCGCTGTTCCTGCATTAAGAGGAAAGACGATTGGTTGTATTTTAGCCATTGTATAAATTATTAAACTGATGTTATTGTTTCCCACGCTGAAGCCGTTCTCACGCATAGCTTGTTTAATGTTGTGTCGTAAACAACAAGACCTGCCGCTGGCGAAGCAATAGCGTTCTTTTGAGTTGTGGTCATGCGCGGAGGAAGGAAGCCTTTTGTAACGCTATCCGATTGAAGAACAGCAGATGCGTTTATTGATGCACTACCTACTACTAAACTACCTTGAATTTCACCTCCTGTATTATGTACAAAATATCCAGATTTCAACACTCTAAATCGTGCTGAACCACCCACTTGCAAACTGATTAAATCAGAAAGCGCAGCACTTGCCGTATCGGTTATATTTACCTTTAATGCTATTGGTGTTCCTGTTGTGTTCCACGTTTGAGCAATATCCAAAGAACTTGTTGCCGAGCTTCCTGTCAGCGTTGCAGGTGTTATTGTAGTTGTCCCACTCACCCTCGCTGTTCCATTCACATCGAGCTTGTACCCTGCGTCTGTTGTTGTGCCGATAAGCACGTTGCCTTGAATTGTAGCACCGCTTGTAGGTGGAGAAATCGCAGCAGAAGTTAAACCAACAGATAGCCCACCACATCCAAAAATTGCGTATTGACCAGCAGTTGTAAAAATTCTAAAATTAGGACCTGAACTATACGTTAATAATAAATTTTTTCCCGAATCAAATCCACCAAATGATAATTGAGGAGTTCTTATAATTCCATTTACATCTAAACTTGTTGAAGGAGTAGCCGTTCCAATCCCCAACCTATTGTTCGTATCATCCCAAAATAAGTTAGCGTTATCCTGAGCTATGGTTGTTCCATTGCTGAATAGAACGCTTCCGCTTGTCAAAGAAGGTAACGTGAACTTTCCGTTAAATGTATTCCAATCCGCTGAACTCAAAGCACCTCTATTAGCTGCGCTTGCAGTAGGTACATTGAGAGTTATTACAGGAGTAGTTGTGCCTGTTGCAACGGTGCTGCTTAAGTCTGTTCCTGTTGTGCCAAGTGTTAAAGCTGCTACTGATGTAACTGTGCCACCTGATGAAGGTGCTGAGTTAGTGATAGTAAAGTTAGGGTAAGTGCCTGAGGTACTTATGCCAGTGCCTGCACTTAAAGCCACTACCTGATCGGGAGCAGAGTTAGTTACTGTTATGCTGCCACTACTTGTAATAGGTCCACCGCTTACGCTGATGCCAGTGCCTGCTGTTAAGTCAATACTTGTTACCGTTCCTGTTGGTAACGTCGGTAAGTTGTCTAAGTCGTTGTAATCATTCGAGAAACCCACCGCGCTGATGCTGCTGATGTCAGCCTTCAAAATTATTTCTTCTTCGAGTGCGTCAATGGCTGCTTCGATGTCGATTATTGTTTGACAATCTCCTATTGTTTCACACGTCAACCCGATGTTGTCAGTTGTCAAATACCAACCGCGCACCCCTGCTCCGTTCGTTCCGTAGTAATAGTTCGGTGCTGGCGTTTCTTCGTCGTTCACTAAAGACACGTTGCCGTTCTCGTCGCGATTGATTGAATCAATGAACGTTAGTATCGAACCTGTACCACCGCTTCCACTTTCGAAGAAGTCGTTCCATTCAGCAGGAATTGAACACGCATCCCAATAATATGGAACGAGTAAGTCAAGACTAATCGTCCAACCGGTCAACGTGTGTTGAAACTCTTCGAGGAATGGTTCTAACGAAACGTTTTGTACCGTGATTAAGTCACCAAACAACATTCGGTGGTTCGTAATTTCCGCAACCAAGTCTTCAGCGATCCGTTGAAGGTCGCTTAATACTTCTCGTTGGTATTCTGGTTTATCTTCTTTATCTCTTGGAAGGTCGGCAAGGACAATCTGAAAAGAGAACGTTTTCATGCCTTTCGCGTAAGTAACGTTAGACGGCACGACGTGCATGAATGGGTATTCACCAAACTTTTCTAAGTCGGAGACTTCAATCTGTCCGTGTGAGAATCTTTTAAGTATAAAGTGTCCAGACGCAAATGCGTGGAATCTATCTATGAGCGCGTTGTAGCTTTGTACGTTCGACATAATTGTAATCTATTAGGTAAGTCATATAAGTAAATATCTCCCACGCTGATTTTTCCGTAATTGCGTCCAATTTAGTTATGTCACGCCCACACGCTTCCATAAAAAGATGATACCAACCGTAGCGACCTAAGACTTGGTTGAGGTTGTCTCGGTCTTCAATTGCTCCGTCAATTCCTCCGTCAGTTTCTTCACTTCGTTCTCCAAATAATCTAGCGAAGTGTTGCTTAGTTCGGCTAGCAAAGTCGAAAAAAAAAGCATCGCGCCGTTGAATTGTTCAAGTGTCATCTGCTCAACGTAGCCTTCAACTAACTCTCTGTTTGCTTTGCTGTGAGGTACGATTGTGTACTTTGAACCCACGCGCTTGTCTATTGGTCTGTAAAGCGTTCCCATTATCTTGACCATGTTCGCGCTAACGTCGGATGCCCAGGTGCTTATGTCCGCGTACTCGCCCATTGAGATTGAGTAAAGGTCGGGAATAAAACCAAAGTCTTTGTCCTTGATTGTGATTGTCTCGAAGAACTTCGCGCTTTCATTTGCAAGTGTGTCTTCAAACGCTGCGACAAGTGTCGGCAAGTGTTGGAAGGGAATCTGTTCCGCTTGTTCTTTCAGTAGGTTACTAATTGACACCAACTTGTCGATGTCGTTCTTCGCGCTGTGGTAGTCAACGTATTGCTTTACGCTAATCGAAGAATAGTCAGCTGGTATGCTTACTTTTATGCTCATATTATTTTTGTTTTAAGATCCGCAATAAAGACAACCTTCATCGTCATCGTCTATCGTGTTCGCTTCTTCGTGTACGCGTATGGCTTCCATGTGTACTTGTTCCTTCGTCCATTCGGGGTGAAACATTGCAATCTGCGACCGCAAGAAATTTAATTTGTTTTCGCTCATAGTTTGTCGTTGATTATTATTTGTATCGGAGCATCGTTCACACCTGCTAATTCAGTTCGCTCAACATACCCTCGTTTCTTTCCTCGCGTCTTCAAATAGAAAATTGTTGCGCTTGTGTTGGGTGCGTCTTGAATACGGATTACTTCACCGTCTGGTGTTGACACCTCGCGGTGCGCTCCCTTAATCAATTCGAACAACTGACTTTCTGCGAAGTCAACAGCAAGGTCGGTCAATGATTCAACCTGCACGCGATAGGCTTCGTCCTCATTCATCCAACGGTAGTGTGTGCGTCTATCTATTCCCACAACTTCACACGCTGACGTTACCACACCCAAAGTGCTTTCCAATGCTTTTAGCATAGCGTTCTTTTTTAGTGTAGCGTTTTGCGACTTTTCTTTGCTTTCTTCCTTGCTCATAATTTATAAATATAAGAACTACCCTAATTTTCCTTTGTAATGGTTAATAAGTTGTTCCATTCTGCTGTCGTAGTATTTTG